CTCCGATACGGTAAAAGTGGTTCCCTTGGTCAGTGTGCTACCACCAGCAGTAATTAATTCTATTGTATCTCCAGCCGATAAAGTGTTAGATACTGTTACGGTAGCGATTCCATTTGTTATTGTAAATCCAGTAGCAGCTAGATTGACTGGTTGCGTATAAGTGCCGCTTGCTACCTTTGTGAAATCAGTAGCTACAATAGAGGTACTTGACACCGTATATGTTTCATCACCGCTTGCTGTAAGTGAATAGGTAAACGTAGTATCACCTGTTTTTGTAATACTTTTACCTGAGCCATTAGGATCAGTGGTGCTGAATCCTAAATTATTTATTGTAACAATATCTCCTGTTAATAAGTTGTGATTTGTGCTTGTTGTAATAGTTGCAGTATTACTTGAACCAGTAACAATCGCAGAACTAATTGAAGATATTTTTAAATTGTTTTCTAGCGCAGTTTCGCCATTACGAAATATAAAAACTTTGTTGAACGCCTGTAGCATAGATCCTGCAGCTGTTACAGTTACCCCTGACGGATAACCAAGATCAGAAGCTACTCCAGTCGCTATGTTTACAGCAACAGCCTTGGTGTTGGCGGCAAAAATAATATACTGACTGGCTGATGCGTTAGGATCCGAGAAAGCACAGGATCCATAGATAGCGTTGACAGCACCATCGTTGAGTATGCCGAACTTTACTGTTGCAGTGCCGCTAGCAGTTCCACTATAGGTTTGGTCAGATATTGTAATCTGCGTACTACTGTTCTTTGTAAATGCTCGATCACCATTTACCGCAGGAGTAAGTCCAGATACACCTGATACATTAACAGTTCCAGAGCTAGGAAAGTTTGTAGCAGTAACATTTGTCAGAACTACCGCACCACCAGTCTGTGTAGCAGTAACAGATGTATCATCTGCAACTAAAGTAAACGGAAGTGTAAGTGCGGCTGCTCCGCTAGAAAGTGGGCTAACAATTAAATCAATACCTTTTCGTACCTGAGCCTCGCCCCTACGGTCAGTCCGTAGGTTCTGTGCATCAGCAAGTATACCTGGTGGTAACTGATCAGGTCGTATGCGATTATTAAAACCAACAAAGCCAACATCTCCGTCCTTAGAGATGCGGTCATCTAGTCCTGCATATGTCCGGTATTCGGGCATTAGCCAATAATTGTACGAGTATAAGTACGTCCGCGTCCAGCTCCTCGAATCTTGCTCGGTTTCTTATTTACTCGAATAACCTTTACAGTCATCTTTGGCGCAACACCCGCATCTGGAAGCTCCGTTCTTTCATTTACTGCACTTGCTATAGTTTCATCTTTCTTCCGACTTGCGAAGGCTCTCGATAAGCCTTTTGCAGCCCTTTTACTTGCTTCTACTCCTTTTTTTGCTAAGAATTTTCCTATTATCATTGTATTTATTATTTATTTATTAACATTTCCAACGCTTCAAGGCTAGTGCCTTCCGCGTTGGTCTACCTTTTTTGTCCTTCATTGGACCCTTTACGCCAGCCATTCTGGCACAAAATGATTTCTTTCTAGCTAGCTTTTTGCCCTTGGGATTGGACTCCGTGACTGGTGGCTTGAGGTTAGCACCCGTCTTGCGCTTGAAGTAAGCGCGACCAGCGGCAGTAAGCCCTCCCTTTTTGCTTTTGTGTTCCTTCCTCATTTACTTCTTACCTTTGCTCTGGGTGTATTGGCTACGACTGTTTTTCCTCTAGCTCCAGCTTTCTTCTTTTTTCTAGCAGTGCTTGCTCTCTCTGCCTTCGTGAGGCTGAGAGCCTTTCTTTTAGGCAAGCAACGGTCAGGGT